GTCTGAGGGTTAATACTCATGATTCTGCTTGCTCCTTTCCTATGACCTGGTGGCCAAGGTGATGATTGGGGATACGGTCGTGCTGCCATCTTCGAGCGTGGTAGCAGAAATCACGGCTGGCTGACCGTCGCAACGGTAGACGATTCTCATTGCGGTTTCGTCGTAGATGAATTTGACGTGAATGGAGTAGGCAACCTGCGGCCCACCTTTCTGAATGAACTCGTACTGGCCGAGGTCAACCAGCATAATGTCGCTGGTCGTTCCGAGCACCGAGCACCACGGGCATTCAATCATTGGAATTCCGAGCATTGCCTGCATGCCGGCCGATTGGATGGTTTGGCCACTGATGAGCGCTCCGGCCGTTCCGAGTCCAACTTGGAGCTGGAAGAGCTGTTTGTAACAGGTGGGGTTATACAGCCATACCGGATTCAGCGCACCGGGCGTCAACCGCTCACGCATGTTCAGGATATTTTCAGTTACGATGGTGGCTGCGGGCTGATTTGCCTCGGCTGCGATCTCAATCTTGGCCGTGGAATTGACCATGCCCAAAGGCTGGCCAGCGCCGGTTCCGCGAATGATCGCCTTGATTAAGGCTCCGCGCAGAGCGGTTCTGAATCCCGTCTCAACCCTGGACGCCAGCGCTGGAGCGTCGGCCATCAATTCGTCGGTGAGATAGAACAAGCCAGCGATCTTTTTCAGCTTGAGGTCAACCTTGCGCAACTTGGGAGACGATGCGGTTTTTTCTCCGCCTTCCCCAAGCCAGTACATGTTGATGCCGCCCCAAGAACTGGTCGCCTTCGTGGTTTCGGCGATGGCGTTAAACGAGAGGCCGTCACCGGTGACGTTTGTGGTATTGACGCGGCTGAGAATCGCATCGCCATTACTGCCAAACAACGGCTCGATCAACCTGGAACTCTGGTCGGGCTGAACGAGGAATCCGCCATCGGTGGGCGATGTCTCATTCATGCCGGACGCGCGGGCCATTTCCATATTGGCCGCAAGGCGATTACTGATCTTTCCGCCCGTCCTCGAATCGCTCTGGATCACGTCTCGGGCGAACTCTCCGAGATCTGCGTACCGATCCTCTTTGCGTGGCAGATGGATATAGCGCTTCTGGAGGTCATCCTGCGACTGCACCGCTGGTTTGATTGCCTTGCTTCTGGCCTGGTTGAGTGTGTCCTCAACGGCAAGCTCTTCCTGCTCAAGCGCCAACTCTTCGGAGAAGTTGCGGATCTCGGTCAACAGCTCACCCATCCGTTTCTTTTCCTCCGGAGTCATCGCCCGTTTTTCGTCATCCAGTTTCTTTTTGATTGAATCCTTCTCACCGGACAATTCCGTGAGTTTCTTCGTGAGTTCAACTACACGATCTGTTTTCATGCTGCGTCTCCAATAAAAAAGCCCGCCGATACTGCGCGGGCTTCCTTAAATTCAGATTTGGTTTAGTTTCCTATTTGCGAAAAGCTCCATTCAGGAGGTCGTCGCATTGCCTGAAAAGATCCTCATCCGAAGTCGGCTGTACACCCGGCTCCTTCAGGGGTACTGCTTCTATGACCTGATCCTCCACGAAGTATTCAACTTCATTCCTGTCATTCGTGGTCATGCGTACATGCACTTCGGTTTGAGGATAGGCAGGGAAAGTCACTGGCGACACGTCAAAGAGTTTTGCCTTTTTAACCGTGCGCGTCATTTCGTCTCGTTTTTCATTTACCTCGATAGACTTTTCGATGATGTTAAATCCGAAAGAAGATTGCGACAGATCGCCGCGTTTCATCAGCGTCATGAGATCACGAGCCCACTGCGTATCGGGCGGGGTGATCTCGTAGGCTAAACCTTTTTCGTCTTCCCACAATCGCAGAGTTCCAGATGAATTGCGACCGAGCAGGTAGTCGGGGTTGTGATTCCACAGTGCCCGGACATCGTCTTTGTTTAGGGAATCAGAAAATGCGCCTGGCGCTATTTTCTCTCTGAAACCAGGCCAAAGCTCAGTTTCTTGATTGAAAACTGCGGCATAGCCTGTAATCTTTGGGCCGCTCTTGGAGTTAAAATCCAGCCGCATTTCTTGCAGCTTTACATCCAAGCATCGTCTATGCACGGCTGATTTTTTATCCTCTGCTTCGGCCATTTCATGCTCTCCTTATGAGCCGCAGTTTTCGCAATGTCTGCGCGGCTTGGTCAATCTCGTCATCCGTGGGCGCTTCCTCTGGTTCCGTCCCGGCAGGGATCATGTTCATTGGAGTAAGGTATTCCTCTCCACCCTTCGCAATGGGATTCATGTTTTCAAGCCCGCGTATGTCGTTAATGCTCAGCCATCCCCATTGCCTACCGACAGCATAGGCTGCATACCGGCTTGCGATATCGCCGCGCAGCAATGCGTCAACGGAATGTTCGGCAAAGAATATGCCACTTCCGTTTAGTAGCTGCTGGTTTATGGCCTGCTCCCATCGGACAGCCCACGGGCGGATAGCGTCCACGACATACGATATGGATTGCTGCTCGATGTTTGAGAATGTCGCCCGCTCAAGATCCATGATTTTATGTGGGGGCACGCGGTATATAGCGCAAATCTCGGAGCGGTTGAATTTTCGGCTCTCGATGAACTGTGCATCCTCCATCGTCATCCCGATCTTTTCAGGCTTCATGCCTTCCCACAAAACAGCAATGGCCTGTCCCTTACTTCCGCCATATTCTTCGCGGATTCTTTTTGCGAAATCAGTACGGCCTTCCTGCGATGGAGCCTTGGGCGCAGGATGAACAAAGGCCAGTTGCAATCTGCCGCCATTCTTTAAGTTGCTACCCTGCCATTCCTGAGCGGCCAGCCCAACGCCGATAGCTTCGCGGTGGTATCCGATTGGACTGTATCCGATGACACCATTAAAGCCCATGCCTGGAATGTGAAGGATCTCTTCGCGTGGAAACAGTTTCTTGTCGCCGTCTGAAATCGTGTATTCGTAGACCAACTCATTGGCTGGTCGCGTAACTTTCATCTGCCCAGGATTGAGCGGCCACAGCGCCACGGGTTGGCCTCGAAGATTCCGCTGGATCTGCGCATAGGCATTGCCCCACGTCAGAAGATGCGCCTGCAAGGTTTCGCGGAATGAAAGCGCCGACATTTCAGGGTTTGGTGCATCGTGCAAAAGGTAGTAAAGAGGCGAATCCAGCGCCTTTTCCTTTGCATTTCCGCTACGGCGATAAAGAAAAAGTGGCAAAGATGCCAAGTCTTCCGAGATTACCTTGACGCATGACCAAACGGCTGAATATGTGAGGGCGTTGTCTTCTGTGACATCAATGCCAGTCTTAGATTCGTAGGGCTGATTGCTGTACCAGAAGTCATCAAACTGATCTGGACGTGGGCGCTTCTCCGAGCGGATCTCAATATTTGTGAATGGGATTTTCATTAAATCCAAACCTCGACATTTGGATCGTCGTAAACCGATCCGCTTTCTTCGCTTACCATTGCGCGGCCAAGGGCCATGATTGCCGCCACAATGCCGTCTATCTTCTCGGATGATTTGGCCTTGTCGGGCTTCATGTTCGCCGCCGGATCAAGGCGCACGGCCACATTACTCATCATCCACCGCGCAACCGGGTTGCCGTTGTGGGCGATGCGCCGACCGAGTATCAGCTTCTCCCATTCCTTCGTTGGAGCGGCCATCGACGCGAATCCCTGCCCGAATGGAACCATCGTTAAGCCTTCGTCTATAAGTTCCGTGATGAGCTTCGTGGAGTTCCAGCGGTCATATGCAATTTCGGCAACCTGATACTTTTCGCAATCTTCGATAAGCTGTTGCTTGATGAAATTCTGGTCGATGACGTTGCCCTCGGTTGCGAAGATAAGCCCCTGCTTGTGCCAATCGACATATGGCACGCGGTCTTTTTTGCTGCGCTTAATCATGTTTTCTTCTGGAATCCAGAAGCGCCACAATACCCGGTACACGCCGTCCATATCATCGGGCGGAAACAGTAGGGCGAGGGCTGCAATGTCCGTCGTGCTGGCAAGGTCAAGCCCTGCGATGCAAGGACGGCCCAATAACTCATCGGGGTTAAAGTGTCCATCGCATGCGTCCCACTGCGTTATGTCAATCCACCGCATGCTTTGCTCCATCCACTGATTCAGATAGAGCATCCGGAATGTGTTCTGATACGCCACGGATTCCTTGGCGCGGTTGCATTCGTCCTGTAGGTATTCGAGCTTAGGCGATATGCCAAGATTGGGACTTGCGGCACGCCATACCGATTCATCCGTCCAATCCGCGTCTTTATCTGCCTCAAATATCACCGGAAGATAGGTGTCATCCTCGATGATTCCATCGCGCACCTTGCAGGCGTATTCATACTCCTCGTAGCAGACCGACTTCTTGTCGTATCCCGCCGTGGTGAACATCAGGAACATCGGCTGGCGCCGCGATCCCTGTGAGGTCTTCATCACGTCATACAATTCCCGGTTTGGCTGCGCGTGTAACTCATCGAACAGGACGCCGTGCGCGTTCTTGCCGTGCTTTGTCGGGGCGTCTGCCGATAGCACGTGATACGCCGATCCCGTAGCAGGTACGACAATCGAGCGTCGGTACACTTCACAGCGCGAAGACAGTGATTGATTACTTTCAACCATTCCCTTTGCCGCATCAAACATGATTGCGGCCTGATCCCGGTCGGCGGCAACGGAGTATATCTCCGCGCCAGGCTCCCTATCCGCCAGCAGCAAATAGATTGCTATCGCCGCCCCAAGCAGCGTCTTGCCATTCTTGCGGGCGATAAACAGAAACGCCTTGCGATACTTGCGCGTTCCATCGGCACGCTTCCAACCAAAGAGATTGCGGACAAATTCTTTTTGCCAATCCTCCAGCAGTAGCGGCCTCCCGGCCCATTCACCCTTGACGTGGGTAAGATACTCAGAGCAAAACTCTACCGCCCGATTTGCTTCATCCTCGTCAAACCAATATTTAGGCTTAACCGGCTCCGAAGAATCGGTCTTCTTTGGTGTCTTTCTTTTTGCCATTTCCTGTTTTGAGTTTTGCGCGGCCAGCCGGAGTCAACCCGAACTCCGAAGCAAGTAGGCGATACTGCGTGAGAAGGGCGGCTTCTATCGCGCCGCCAATCTGTTCCATTTCCACGATACGAGCATGAATGTTGCAATAGGTGGCGAGGATTGAAAGCCCCTCGTTGCCCACAAGCGAGTTATTGGCAATGAATCCGATAACTCGATTCCATTCCTTCGTGGCTTCAGGCTTTAATTTGCGCGGAGGCTTCAGTTCATCTATGGGTGTCGGGTCCGGCTCTGCCGTGTTTATGGCACGTTTGCCGGGATTCCCGCGCATTTCTACGACATTTTTCGGTAACTTTCGCCTTGCCATTTTGTCAACTTTTTGACTTAATCCAAAAATTTGAAATCTTCAATCGCGGTCACGCGCGTAAAGG